CGGCTTTTGGATGGGGCGGAGCCGGAGCTGATGGTGACCGATCCGCCGTACGGGGTTGACTACGATCCTGAGTGGCGAAAAGAGGCCGGGGTGAACGAGAACGATGGCAAAATGGGGGAGGTGCAGAATGATGACCGAGTTGATTGGTCAGCAGCCTTCAAGCAGGCGCCAAGTGACGTTGCCTACGTGTGGCATGGACACAACTACAGCGGTGAAGTTACGGGCTCCGTAGAGGCCGCTGGATTTGAGCGCCGGACCATGATCGTTTGGTCGAAGGACCGATTTGCGCTATCACGTGGGCACTACCACTGGCAGCACGAGGCACTTGTATACGCCGTCCGCAGTGAGGCAACTGCATCCTGGCGAGGGGGGCGCGATCAGTCAACGGTTTGGGAAATCAACCGAGCTGACGACAAGGGGCACGGCCACGGCACGCAGAAGCCTGTTGAGTGCCACCAGCGCCCGATCCGCAACCACCAGGGCGATGTCTACGACCCGTTCTGCGGCAGCGGTACGGGCATCATCGCCGCCGAGAACCAGGGGCGCACCTGCTACGCGATGGAAATTTCGCCGGGGTACACGGCCGTCATCCTCCAGCGATGCAGCAACGCTGGGCTGGAGTGCGAACTGATTGATTAACTGAACACCAATGGCACTGAACAAAACCGAGACCGACCGGCGCGAACAGCGCCGCCAGAAGGTGGCACAGATCCTTGTCCGGCGCCCCCGCGTGACGGTGCGGCAAATCCGGCGAGCACTTGCCAAGTCGGGGCACACCAATCCCAAAACGGGTGAGCCGTGGAGTGTCGGCACGGTACAATCCGACATTGAGACTGTGCGTGAGGAGGCTCGCGAACAGATGCGCGAAAATGCTGATGAATGGCGGGCAAAAGAACTCGATAAGCTCCGGCAACTGGAGCAGGATGCGTGGGGAGAGGGGAATCACGAGCTTGTTCTCCGATGCATGAAACGACGGGCGGATCTTCTGGGCCTTGACGAGCCAGATCAGATTGAACATGAAGGAGAACTCGGACTTGAGTCCGATAAGCTCGATGAGGTGATGGAGTCTCTAACCGATCGTGCTGTCCGTTTAGGCGCGGAGGAAGAAAGCGATGATTAATGCCACCGCCCGAGTAAACGCAACGCCTGAAGAGTGGCGCTCGTTTGTCCTAAATTTTCGGGATGTGGTGGAGAAGTACACCCCAGAGGAGCGACGCCAGATCATACAGGAGGTGCCGGAAGAGGTAGCCCGCCGATTGGCAAAAGATCCGTATTGGCTCGCGCGCCCGAAGCAACTAGAAGTGCTGTCATCGGATGCCGATACGGTTACGGCAATAGCCGGGCGTGGATGGGGTAAAAACTTTGTCGGATCGCATTGGGCAATTCGGAAGGCTCAAAGCGGCGAGCACAAGCACATCGCTATCGTCGGGGAGTCCGCGGCCGACGTACGTGATTACATGGTGGAGGGGCCGTCTGGTATTCTCACTGTGGCCCCGAACGAGTTCACGCCGGAGTACATGCCGAGTAAGCGGCGCCTGCGGTTCCCGAATGGGTGCCGGATCACGACCTACAGCGGGGACAAGCCGGACCAACTTCGCGGCTTCTCGGGGTCGGCGATGTGGATTGATGAGCTTGCCAAGTATCGATACGCTAGCGACATCTGGGACGGCGTAGGGTACACGCTTCGTGAGGGCGATGAGCAGCAACTCCTCATCACGACGACCCCGCGCCCAATCGAGACGATCCAAGACCTCGTGGATGACGAAACTGTCCACGTGATCCACGGCACGAGTCTCGAAAATGAGGCCAATCTCGGCGACCGAATGTTGCGCAAAATCCGAAAGGTAAAGGGGACGCGCCTCGGCCGGCAAGAAGTGGGGGCTGAACTCATCGACGCGCATCCTGGGGCTCTTTGGTCACATGACGACATCCTGCATGTGAAAGAAGCCCCTGATTTACAGCGGGTGGTGGTGGGCGTTGACCCGAGCGGCGGTGGGGACGACATTGGGGTAGTCACGGCTGGAATTGCA